ATTGACAAAAATGAGGTCCAAATAATTTTAATAGTGTTCATAGGTTTGATTTTTATTTATTAATAATTTCTATATTGGCGGCCATCCATAAACAATATGAGGCGACGACGAAACAAGCGGCGAACAAAGCCCATAATATAGATTCTTTGTTAAGGTTTTTCATGATCTTGTAGTTTATCCCGAGGCTTTCGCCCCGGGGTTGATTGTTTTATTTTTTATCGTTATTGCTTATACAAATATACATAATTTTAGTACATAACAATAATACAATATATTAAAGTTATGTTAAAATTAAAAAGGACATTCAAAACTATCGCCCGAAAAGCCCGACCCCTTTGACGCGTTGGCCCTATTGGATAGTATTTGCATATTCCAAATATAATACCCATGAGCGTTGCAACGTCGATCTATCGTGGCATTTTGGCCCCTCCGGCCCTTTACCGTAATATATTTGTTATCAATACAAAATTTTCTAAACTCGGGCAAAGCGACAAAAAAGCCTATACCTCTTTTTTTGGCGTTGCCCTTAAAGTTATTGTACCGGACGGCCACCGGGTCCAATTTGCGGCGCTTTCGTGCAAAATGCTTGTCACATAACCCGCCTTTTTTTGGGTTCGGCTTACTTTGACAGCTATAAGCACAACAAAAACGGCCCTCTTTTTTCTTTGACTCACTTAGGACCATATCCCATAAATATAATTATTTCTATCGACTTGATCAATACCTTTTCCAAGTCGAAAACGTGGTCTTTTTTCTTTGCGTCGCTTTGGTCGGAAAAATGAGCCCGGGCAATGGCTGTCTTTTGTGTTTTGTTAATGTATGCTAAATCGCCCTTTAGAACGATTTTACGGGCCTTAAATTCGATTGCCCTACGTTTGTCCTTGACTGAATAAATCGCGTTGCAATACCATATAGGAGCGAATCCCGGCAACGCTTGGCGCAATGCCTTGTCGTATATGCTGTCCTCAAAAGGTTTAAATTGTTTTAACATTGGTCGTAATTTAAAATTAATTATTTTCTAATATACATATTTTCCATACGATCGACCCACATTTGAGGCCATTTGTATTTCTTATATTTGGCATATTCGAGCAAATCAAGATCCTTGTGGATCAATATTTGTTTTATCAACCATCCTTGTTGAAAGCCTTTGACCATCTTGACCTCTTCCAGTTCGGGAATGGTCATTGATCCAAATTGCTTTCCAACAAGCTCGGGCCGTAATAACTCGTAATTTTCGAGTTGGATAAATTCAGCCTCTTGCGGCTCTTCTTTTTTGGGCGGCGGGAAAATATAGCCGCAATACTTGCAAAGGGGCGCCTGGGCCGGGACAATGCACCCGCAACCCGGCCGGCCGTTCTCGTCCAAAAGATCCTCCGGACATTCCTTGACGGGCGCGACGCCGACCTCGTCCTTTGTTTTGTGCGATAAGCTCCATTCTCGGGATTGTTCCCAAAATCCATGTTCGTATGTATTGCCGCCCATATCGATAATAGAAAAATGATCCTTTACATAGTCGACGCCATCGGGCACGATCCTGGACCCCCGCCCGGGCATTTGCAGCCACTTTGGGAGGCTTTTCGTTGCAAGGTTAACAATTACCGTCTCGATCTTCCACTCGTCGTAACCCGTCGTTAAGACCTCGACATTAACTAATACTTTATACCTTTTATTGTGGAAATCTTCCAAAATTCCCTCGCGCTGGGTCTTGGGTGTCGTACCGTCCAAATGTACGGCCGAAATACCGCGAGCGTTGAAAGCGTGACAAACCTTTTTTGAATGTTCGACATTGATACAAAAGCAAATTGCTTGAGTATCGGGCGCAAATTTCTCATATTTGTCTACGACCCCGGCATATAATACGCGCTTATCAAAAGCCTTATAGAGCTCGCTATTTTCAAAATCCGCTCCTTTCATTTTTATTTTTGAAGTGTCCATTTTTGCGCCGTACGTAATGGCCGGGGTCAAATAACCCTCTATAATCAAATCTTGGACGCTCACTGCCTCGACTATCTTTGAGTAATATTTGCTTAATTGGGTCATTTTTCCGGATCGCTTAGGGGTCGCCGTGGCTGCAATTACAAATACATTATCGTATCGCCCCGGCTCCAATAGTTTATCGAATATTTGTTTATGGGCCTCGTCGATAATTAATAGGTCAATGTCGGGAAATACGCGACGGATCAAAGTTTGCACCGTAGCGACATAGCATTTTTGACCACGCCGGACGGTCCGGCCGCTGGTAATTATCGAGGGGTCGAGGCCATAGGCGATCAACTTTTTTTTCGATTGCTCCAAAAGCTCTTTTCGATCAACGGCAACCATTACGCGAAAGCCGTTTCGTACGGAGTCCCGGGCCATATCCGCAAAGGTGACGGTCTTTCCGGATCCGGTCGGGCTACAAAGTATAACGCGAGTATGTCCGCTGGAAAAAAGGTCCCTAATATTGTTTTTTAGTTTTTCTTGGTATGGTCGTAAAATCATAAAATTATCGTTCTTTTTGCGGTTACTATCCCGGCGTTTGGCCCTATCTTAATCCTTTTGTCGTCGGCCATTATTGATCCGTCCAATACAAAAACCCTATGTTTTTTGTCGTAATATTTCCATAAAACGAAACCCTTGGGCGTTATTTCAATTTTATGATCTTGGTCAATGTCAATTAGTTGTCTTTCCATTTTCATTTTAATCTAATTTAAATACTCCCATATCGTATAATTTTTTAACAATGTCGGCCTCGTGCCAAGCGTCGTCAGCGCCCCGGTGCAATTCTACCCACTCGGCCCCCGGAAAATAAAAATTGTATGCTTGCTCGCAACTTGGACGCTTCAATTTTATGCCCGAGTAACCCGGAAATTTGCAAATGTTCGTACTTAAATGCATGGGGCATGGTAATTTTTTTATAAACTCAATACCGTAATATTCCAAAAATCCAAAGTCGAACGAATTATTAAAGGCCGTTATACCGAGCGGGTAGAGGTCGATCAAGTTTTGCAATTGGGGCAAAGCCTCGTCAAGAGGGCGACCAAAAACAATATCCAAGGCGTTAATATAGCCTTTTGTTACTACCCAACTTTTTTCTATGTCCTCAATTTCCATTGGGGGGCTTATAAGCTCGTCATAAAGAGTTATTTTTTTGCCCGTCACCAAATCGAGCTCAACCAGACCGATCTCGACAATGTGATCTTTTGAGGCGCTAAATCCGGTCGTTTCTAAATCGACTATCAAAATTTTATCTTCCATGGTTATTTAATTAGGCTGTCAATAATTTCGTCGCATAGCTCTTGCGGGATCTTAGATCTTTCATAAGAGTTTTTGCGGCCCTGTGTGCCCGTTTTGGCGCCCCGCCTCGCGCTTTCGTGGTGGCAATGCTTGTCTATGATATTACCCTCTTTGTCATATTTGTAATTTCGACACATTGGCCGGGGGGTCCATGTTTTCGAGTTGGTCCAAATATCGGTCGGTTTTGCTCGTTCGTCATTATATTGGCAATACCATACGGTGTGCCTTTTTAATAAGGCCATAAAGGGCATATGCCGCAAATTGCCGCGCGGGTTCTCAATAAAGTACACAAAATCGGGATCCTGGGACATATACCTATTTATTATCGATAAAACATTTTGGTTAACGTTATCACATTTGACAGCATAGGGGGTCTTTGGCGTCTTGTCCATGTTCCTATGAGTCGAGCACGCTGCAATTGTGTACGTTTTGCAATCAAACGACGCCCAAAGCGCGAGCGGGTTTTTGGGTAGCTGGGACGGGGCCAATAATTCAATGTCAATTTGTAGGTCAATTTTTTCGTATGCCTCCCAATCGACGCTAAATACATTAAATCCTTTTTTCTCGGCCGCCTTTCCAATGGAGCGATCCCCGGCGAATAATTCAATTATAGTTCTTTCCATTTGTTGATAGGTTTTAGGATTTTATAACCCTCTGATTTTAATAATTGAATTGCGTCGTTTATTCTTTTGGCCCGCTTTTCGCGCCCCTCATTAATGGAAACCTCTATTTTTTCCCATGTTTTTTCTGATAGCCTATTGCGGTTCAATTCTAAGTACTTTGAGGCGCCGCGATAGGTCAATGATACTTTTACTATTCCATTTTTTGCAATCGCCCTGCAAAATTGACTCGAGGAAAAAACCTTGTCCATACTGTCAAGGGCTTGTTTAAGTGCATTCATAATCGATTTATTTAATATTATTATTGATGCAAATATAATTAAAAAATAATTGTAACAAAATTTTGTAATAAGAAAAATAATATTATCTTTGGCCTAAGATATAAATGTATAATTTAAAAAACAATGGACAATGAAACGTTAAAACTAAGGGTATTAAAGGCGAAAAAGAATCTGCCCAAAAGCGGCGTGACGTCTCTTTTTTTTCATTATTACGGTAACGCAATAAAGGACACTAAAGAGAATAAAACAAAGCTTAACAACGTCTTGCAAACCCGGTCGGCTTGCGAGGACTTTACGACAAAATTAGAAAAGCTGGCCGAAATATTAACCAATAATAACAATAAATAAATTTTTAAGTATGGCAACGGAACAAGATAGTTTTTTGGATGAAAATTACGAGGCCCCGGCAAGCGGCGGCGGGTATACCAAATTAGAAATGGGCGAAAATAGATTTAGAGTATTATCTAGCCCGTTAATGGTTTGGGTGATTTGGGCCAATGGCCAAGTCAAAAGGGTACCTTATAACAAGGACGAAAAGCCGGCATTACCGGAGGGCGACAACCCAAGCGTAAAACACGCTTGGGAGTTGGTAGTCTACAATTACAAGACCCAGCAAATAGAGATTTTTGAGTTGGACAAAATGACGGTTATCAACCCGCTTACTACCCACTCAAAAGATCCGGACTGGGGGCACCCGAAAAAGTATGACATTACGATAACAAAAAGCGGATCCGGCAAAGATGGCACAAAGTACGCTTTCGTAGCTAAGCCCCATAAAGAGGTAAGCGAGGACGTAAAAGAGGCCTATTTTAATACGCCTATCGATCTTGGTCAATTGTTGGTAGAGAACGGCAACCCGTTTTTGCCAGCGCCATCGGGCGAAAGTGCCCCGGCGGCCAATGCTGGTCCAACGCCCGAGCAAGTGGCAGCGGCGGCAAAAGCAGCAGCGGACAAGGCGGCGGCGGCAAAAGCAGCAGCAGCGGCAACGGACTCAACCCCGGCGGCGGGTGCAAAGAAACCCCCTTTTTAATATCGAATATTGTTAAAACTAATCAAAAGCCCCTCAATTAATGGGGGGCTTTTTTAATCGATCAATACAATGAAAATACAAAGTATAAATATTAAGAACTACAAAGGCATTAAGAGCCTTGAAAAAGAAATAAACGGCGGGAATGTTTATCTAGTCGGCGCGAATGAGACTTGCAAAAGCTCCTTTATTGACGCCGTTTGGTCCGGCCTTACAGGCAATTTGCCCCCCGAGCCAACAACGGACGGCGTAAAAAAAGGGCTTATCGAAATCGATTTGGGCGACTTTATAGCCCGTACCAAAATAACGAAAGGAAAGCCGACCGTATTTGAGCTCGAAAACAAGGTATTTAATAATGAAACCGATAAATTTATAAAGGCGCCCCGTACCTATTTAAACAACAGGATTGGAATTATTGACTTTGATGTAAACGAGTTCTTTGCAAAGACCGATCTTAAAAAGCTCGAATATCTATCTAAAACTCTTGACGTAGATTTTAGCAATTTTGATGCTGACATTGAAGAGGCAATGGAATCTCGAAAATTTAATAAAAATCGGCTTAAGGACCTAAGCGCTAAAGTCGAGTATTATGACGCGACGGACGCGGACAAACCTATTATCGATATAGTTAAGTTGAGTGAGGAAATTGCCGAGCAAAAGGAAAAGGTCGAAACTTATGACCGAGTCGAAAGAGGCATATTGACAACCGAGGGGCGAGTTAAAGAGCTGTTGGAAGAGGTCGAAATACTCAAGGATAAAATAAGACAGGGAAAGGCTTGGGTCGGTGATCCTCAAAATATGCACTATCCAAAAGAGGACCGGGACAAATTAACTGAAAAGCTTAAGACAGCCAATACCGAGAACGAAAAAATAAAATCCGCAAAAGCCGGAAAGCTTATCGATCTTGAAATTGAAGAGCTCGAAAAGGAAATTGAAACGGATAGCGAGGCAATCGAAAAATTAAGAGCCAGCAAGGCCGCCGCAATTAGTGAGGCAATACCCGTAAAAGAGCTAGTTTACGACGTCGAAAAAGAATCTTTCATGTATAAGGGCCTCCCATTCTCAAAGGACCAACAAAACACGGCGACAAACTTGATCACGGGTATGGAAATTGGTAACGCAATGCTCAAGGACTTAAAAATACTTAGGATCGAGGCGTCCATGATCGATAAAAAGAATTGGGCCAAGGTACTCGAATGGGCCAACGAAAAAGATATTGAATTATTCGTTGAGCTAGTTGACCGGGACGCCGAAAACACGACCTTGCAAATAATTGTCGAATAATGGAAAAGGTAACTATTGAGGTTTGCCCGGATCCATGGTCCGAGACAAATACGGCCTGGCACTTGCTCACAGCAAAGGGAATCGGCCTGGGCTCTTGGCACGGTGCCAAATGGTTTCCAAAGTCCCTATCTAGCTTTGACAGCGAGGCGGGCACCGTTACAATTCCAAAATGGCTATATGATAGACTATTTAATTAATACATACTACGATATGACGCTAATACCAAAAGAGGCCCATTTATTGGAGGCCGAGAAAATGGCCGAGGCCATATTTTTAAAAGGTCCTAGAAAACAACAAGAAATGATAGAGGCCGTTCGCGGCCACATTATGGCCCTAAATAGAAAACATTTAGAAATGTTGGAAAATATCTAATAAAAAAAGCCCCTCGACAAAGGGGCTTTTAAATTAATAACCAATAAACAATAATAGATAATTATGAGATATGCAAATATAACAAATAAAACTTTAACATAAAATTATTTTTTTATTGTACTAAAGTTTTGTAGATTTGACAAACGATAATAATAAAGATCATGAATTTAACTCAAAAGCAAATCGATTATATTAGATTAAAATTAAAGGAGTATAATAATATCTCGATTAATACAGGAAATCTTAAAGGCAATAAATTAAAACAACTTAAGACCAATCCCTAATCGAAAAGCCAGCCCGCCCCCGCTCAAGGGGTCAACGGTGGCCGTGTACATCGTTTTGGACCTTATCAAAGATAAACCGATATCATAAGTCCTTTCGCCGCTTGGGGCCGCTCCTATCGAGTTGTACAAGTATAGTCCCTTATTGCCCTCGGCCGCCGACGTGACAACGTCAAACCGTTGGGCGTTTAGGTCGTTAATTTCTTTTTGTTGCTCGGCAATGATCCCGGCAAACCTTATGAGCTTTTCGATCGAGCCGCTTAGTTTGGCCGTTAAAGTATTGATACTATCATTTAAGGCCTCCAAATGGGCCTCTAATTCATTTGTACGCCTCCTTAGCTCGGTTTCGTTTTTTATTATCTTGGCAACGTCGATCGATTTCTCTTTGTCGAGTATTACGGTTTCATTGGCCGGGTTTATACTCGCTTTTTGTGATAATGTCAAAAGCGGCCAAAAAATCAATATCATAATTAGGATTTTTCTCATAATTTCTAACACGGGTCAAAAGGTTATTACTATATTGTTTTAATTCATTTATTTGCTCTTGGGCGTTTTGAGCCTCTTTTAAGGACTTTTTTTGCACGCTGTCAATAATGGCCGCCCTTGACTCTATTATCTTGTTGAGCGTCTTATTTTGGGCCTCCTTATGGTCGTTTCGTTCCCGTTGTATGGTGTAATATTGGAAAACGATTGCCCCGGCCATTATTAAAACGGCTCCTATTAATATTTTTTGTATCATACCCCTACATTTTTAGTTGATATTCCAAGAGACAAAAGCCAACGTTTTACGTCGTAACTTGGACAGCTTTTCATTGATATTTCATTGTGTCCGATAACTTTAATATTTGGGTATTGGCAAACAAAGTATTGTACTATCTCGGCCAACGATTGTTTTTGGGCGGTCGTCCGGGTGTCCTTGGCCTTGTTAATGTCATTTTTTTCGGTGCCCCCTACATAAACGATATGCCTTGAAATGGAATTATAACCACTCGCCCCGTTGCTAATTTCCCATGGGTCCACAACGTCGTCGTCGTTGTAAGGTATCAAATTTTCAATGGTTCCGTCCAAATGGATAAGGTCGCTATAACCTACCCGGGACCAACCCCTCTCCTTAAGGTGCCAACGCTCAATGTCTTGTTTGGTTACTTTCCTGCCCTCGGGCGTGGCCGTGCAATGGATTACTAAATATTTAATCTTCATGATGATTTATATTTTGTTCGTTTTTCTCCTCTTTAAAATTATTAATACTGAGGTCCTTGTTAAAGTTTTTCATACGCTCCATAAACCCAATAGGCGGGAATTTCCCGTTTGTTATTACGGCACAATTCATCAAAGCGGATCCGGCCGGGTAAATAAATACCATTAGCCGGGCGATCAAAGAAAAATAATCCTTTATAATATTGTCATGTACCATTATTTCCGTCATACCCTCTACGATTATACCCACTATTATTACAAGAACGGTCTTTGTGAAAAATCCAATTATATTCTTTTTTATTGAAAAATCGCGTTTAATCAATCCATGTACCCAAGTCCCCAAAGCATGATCGAAAATTATTGCTACAAAGACAAAAGCGATATAAGAATAATTATGAAAATACCAATCAATGATCGGATCTAGCACAATCGCAAAGGGACTAAAGGCAAAAGAAAGGGCCAAAGACGCCCAAAGCCGTTCGGAAATCGCGCCCGAGTGGATCAATTCTAAATTTGCTTTTACCATTTTGCTAAAATAAGACATATATTTAAGGGTAGAAAGTTAAAGTTTTTTCTTACTAAATAAACTCTTCTTGATCTATGATCAAATACCGAGTTATTACGGGCGATCCGGCCGTTGATACAAGTTTGATGGTACCGGACCTTAGCCCGGGGCCGTTGTTCTTTGTTCTAAAAAACCCAAAAGACCCGTTACCCGTGCCCGTTGACGACGACACGGACAGCCAAGGGCCTCCACTATCGACGGACGCCTCCCAACTTGTATTTGACGTAACGTCCTCGATACTTGCGCCCGCGGTGCCGTTAAGGGTCAAATATGAGTCGGCCATTGTCAACGTATTGCCGCCGCCCTCGTTATAGTTCCTAAAGTTACGTAAACTATTTTTTGCACCTGAATAAGCGCCGTCAAATGCTATGGGTGTCGCGGCGGCAAATGCCGCGCTCAAACTATTGGGCGAGCCCGTGACGTTGCTTTTTACGTCTGTTAAATTAAAGTTATAATTGTCAGGTACTGCCATCTTTTATAGTCCTAGTTTCCAATCGCTCGCCGCGTCCGCTATTCCCGAGCTATTAAATTCAAATTTAATAACGCCGCTATATTTAAATTGTAGTACGCCGGACGTTTCGATAATTTCCCAATTGGTCGTTTTGTATGCCGCGGCCGTTATTTTTCCAGAAGATATAATATCTACATTAACATTTCCCCAATGTACACCCCTCAATACATCTGCATCAAGACCTGAGCCAGAGCCGTCATTACCTGCATGCCACACCTTACCAGAGCCTCCTGACCAGTTGTAAAATAATCCGTCTGCACCACCGGAGGCCATTAACCTTAAGTAATTAGCTCCTACACCATTATATAAAAACATATCAGAGCTACCGCTACTTGGAAAACCAAGATAACCCTGTAATGTCGACCCATTTGACTCGTAGAGGCCATATACAGTAGTATTTGACGTTCCCGAAGAACTACCAACGGCCTTAAACGCCGTGCCGCCTGTTCCCGTAACACTGCCCCCAAAAGTACCTAAGCCTGTCACTGTTAAGTCGCCCGTCAAAGTGTCCGTCGTCCTTTTAAGCCAACGGGCATCCCCTAAGCTATTATAATCCGTTATCCCATACCCGGCAATCGTGGTCGGTTTTGCTGTCAAACTTGCAAATGTGTGCGTATGATTTCCCTCGCTTACCGTCCCGGCTGTGGTGCCGAAATTCTTATTAAATCCCGTGTTTTTGCTAAATGTCGGCTCTTTGCCGTTTAGGGCGCTTTGTAAATCGGTTTGAGCTGACAACGTGCCGCCAATATCGCCCCAATTAACGTCAAGCGGTAGACCATCGATAAGAGCTTTTAAAACTCGCCCTTGGTTGGCGCTAAGGGCGTCCGTTGGGCTTGTGCTGTCAAGGTCATCAATTACGGCAACGTTTACAAGGTCGCCAAGATTTTCCCAAAAAGTATTGTTTAGGCCTCCCTTGAGCTGGTAAGATAATTGAGTATCTTTACAATATACAATCATACCCTCCCAACGTACATCAATAGGCAATGCATTTCTTAACGTGATAGTTAAAAATTGCCTATTCGTTTCGATAGGTAGTGGATATTTACGATCAAATTGGCTAATTGCTATTTGCGGCATAATTAGTCTGTTAAGTAAGTGCCCGAGACTTGGATTGCCCCCGGGCTTGTAAATGTTATAGAGGTTAACGCCCCTACTTTATTTGTAAAAATCAATGTCGCCGATCCTTGCCCAATATACGCCCCTATTTTATTTAGGTTTGAGTCCGAGGCGTTTGACAGCCTAAACCAACTAATAGGAAATGATGTATTTGCGGACCCGGCCAATGATACAAAAGGGAGCCCCGTAATTACTAGCCCGCCGCTCGGCGCTCCGGTGGTCGATATGGTGCCCAATGTAACGGTAAAAAATACAAGCTTTCCAAGTTTTGCGTAATTGGCGCTTACGGTCCCGACTGAATAAGTACCACCGCCGCCCAAGTCCGTCAATACGGGCGTAAATGTCCCATAAATAGGCGTTAAAGAGGCGGGCAATAATTCCCAAGCGGCATCCTTTCGGACATAATATTGCCCGTCCTCGGGGGCGTCCGATAACCCCGTCAGCGGCTCCCAATCGGTATTGTCGATCCCTCCTCTAAGCTCGTATGTCGTTTGCTCGTTGACAACATATACGAGCATCCCGGCCCAGCGAATTGAGCTTAATATAGAGTCCCTTAGCGCGATACTTGTGACAGCTCTTGCCGTCTCAATTGGCGCGTTGTATTTTCTTGTGAATTGACTTATTATATCTTGCGGCATTATTATTGAAATATAAAGTTAATCGATAAGTTTTCGAATTGGGTCGTAATGTAATTTTGTCTAAGCACCCTGTAAAGATAGCCATTTATAGTGATATCCGTCAAGTATTGAAAATCGCTTATAATTTCGGCTTGCGCCTCGGTATTAACGCCCTCTACGACTCCCAAGCTGCCCAAGTGCATGAAATAAATATACTCGCCTCCGGGGTTGCTAAATTCGACGCTTATTGACTTGTCATTGTCCGGATCTATAAAAAACGGGTTATTTGTTAAATTATTGTAGTCCAATGATACGTCGTCCGTACCCCAAAGATATCGGTCCGGCTCGCCGATCGGGCAGTATTCCAAATTAGTTGTAAATACATGGATCCAATAATTTTCCCCAAAAGTTTCACTATTTTGGTTTGTGTCTACATATTCGACTTCCAAAAACCCCGTGTTTAAATTGTCCTCTTGTACGCAACGGCTCCGGCCTGACATTATGAATACGGGTTCAATGGTATTTTCGCCCTCAAAACCTCCCGGCGCAATCGCGATATCGCTTACCTCGTAAAAAGTGGCGCCGCTCAAGTAATTGTTTTTTTGGTCAAAAGTGCCCCTTTGTATCGCAAAGAATCGCCCCGGTATGGCCTCAAACTCAAATCTCGTGTCAATGTCTATGCCTTGGGCCTTTATGTTCCCGTCAAGGATCATAAATGGCTTAATGTATAAGTTCATTATACTTTTACAAGTAATGAGCCCTAAAGAGCCCCCCCCGTATTTATTATCGATAGTGTCCCAAAAGTTTTTAAAATCGCTTACGTTGCTGGGTACAATTATACGGCTTGTGTGCTGGGGGTCCAATACGTCACCATTAAGGACCTCGATCGGCTTGACCTCAAGGCTATAATTGTCCGCATTTTCATATACAAAATCCTGACTTTCGGCAAACTCGCCGGGATCCGGTATACGGCCAAGCTCAAGGCCCGTCATTAACACTCGGCCGACCGGGCCGCCCTCGTCAATAAAATCCTTGACAGGGTAATAAGGGTGGAATTTTTTTCTAGGTCCGACGGCGTAATTTGTTTGAAATTTTGGGAAATGGTCGGTTGACTTTCCGTATACTTTTGCGAGTCCGTGAATGTCAAATATCAATGATCCCGATTCCGGGACCTCGTCTAATATTAATTTAAACTCGCGCCATTTGTAAACCTCGTTATCTGCGTCGTTCCAACCCTCGCCCATATGCGCGGCAATATTAATAAAAGTATCGCCTTTCGTTCCCTCGTCCGTGTCGTCCTTTCGCCAACCTAGTTCTTTAAAACTCTTTTTTTTTACGTCGGTTACGTTCTGCAAAAAATAATTTTCTCCATTGCCCCCCTTTAATTGAATCCGAAACATTACCCCAAACATATTATTATTGGGTATATAATTAACCGATTTCAACCACATATTCCAATATAAAACGTCCCCTTTCGTGACTCCTATCTCGTCGATTGCCCTTATCGAGTTCCAACGCCTCGCGGCGCTATCGATTTTTGACGTACCCAAAGCGGGAACTTGATCGCCCAAAACTATTCCGGTCGTATAACCTCCGGGACTTTCGGCCGAAATATCGACGGGCTTTAATCCCATGTGCCAATTATTGCCGTCTCGCCATCGAAACCAACCCTCGGGCGCGGCCAACTTTGACGAGTTATCAAATATAGAAAAATCTCCGTTCGGGATTAGGCTTATTGGGCTGTCTCCTATCCTTAGTAATTGGAATTTATAATTTATCCTAAATGCCCCGTATACGTCGTCCATAGATACCAAATGGCTTGATCCGATCATTGATTTGTCGACCGTCGCGCAAGGTATGGTTATTTCATTGTTGACGGTTTCGCGCCCTAAATAGACTGATAGAGTATTGTATTTTCGCCAATATCTTTGAGTATCGCCCGCGCCATAATCGGCGTCAACGTTTATCCTTTTGATACGCCAAACGCCCTTATTTTGATATACCTTGGCCCCAAATAAATAGCAAAGGTTTTGCATTACGTCAAAGCAATTCATTACCTCGTTTGCATCTTTCCAATAAGGAATGTCTTTGCGCTGGGTGTCGTTTATGTAAGTCTTTACATTTCCGTAACTTGTGGCCAATGGGTCGGCGTTCCTGTTGTCGCCCGCCAAAGGGTCCATAGATTTTTCGTATACGTCGACCGCGATCCAGGTATTAAGATCTAGATCCAATTTCCTTAATATCTCGGTGGCCATCAATACCCAAGGAAATTCAAAGCCGTTATTATACGTCAAGTCTTGCGTTCCATACGCGTCGCCGTCGTTATAGAGGAAAGGCAAATTTTCTAAAGTGCTTAGGCCATCCGTTGCCACTAATTGTCCCGGGTATAGTCCGCCCTTTAGATTATATTGAAATCCGTTGGGTATAACGTACCCGGTCCAATCCAAAACCGAGTCAATAAAATGCTCAACTTTAAACTTCCTTTCGTCCGCTGTCCAAAGTTCGTCAAGATCCGCCCCGGTACCGTCTCCAAATACTATCGAGCATACGCCCTGACTTGGTCGGATCGGCTCAAATTTAAAGTCGCTCGTCCCGGCGTATACTTTTTCAAATGGCAATTTCTGCCCGGTCAACTCTATCGCCCCACCTACATATTCATTTTCTAAGATAGACAGCCGACAAGGGACCCCAAAAGAATCACAATAACTGATATAATATTTTTCTGTATATGCCATATTTAACCGTTAAAACGTTTATTATTTCGGCTCGATCTTGCGTTGCTCAATAGCATATCTTGTCCGCTCAAAGTGCCTTGAATTTCTATTGGTCCGCTATTTTGGGCCGAGTTCTTGCGTAATGATCCGTTAAGGACGTTGAATAAATTGGCTTGTTGCCTATTGGTCAATACCATTTCGGACGGATTTAGCCGGGCCAATAAATTATCGCCGTTAAAAGTTGATCCGCCCATAATACCCCCTTGAGCAAATTTAGGTATTGCAGCAAAGGCGCCAATTACGGCGGCCACAAGTCCGGCAATCATTACCGGCATGGCCACAACGGCGCCGGGACCCGTTGCCGCGCCCGAGCTCGACCCGCCCGCAATAGCGGCCGCGATCGACTGGCTCAAATAAGTTGCCATAATTTGTAGCACCGAGGCGGCAAGCGAGGCCGTGAAACGTTCTAGGGCGCTCCCGGACTCGTCGGCATTTCTTATTAATGCTTGGCCCATGTTGTCAAATACGGTCGTAATGGCTTTCGTTGAGGCATCGGCCACAATCTTTGAGGCCGTCAACTTTGCAACGAATTGATCTAGTTGATCCGTTGGCAGCGTCAAGGCAATATTATAATTTTCCTCGCCGAAAGCCTTTTTTATCTCGGCCAATTTTTCCTCATAAGCTACGATCTTTAAAAACGCCTCGTCGGTGTCGAGCTCGAATTTATGCCCTTTTGCATCGGCCTCTATTCTAGCCCCGGACGCCTCATATATTTTTTCGACCTCTTCCAACTTAAACCGTACCTCTTCACTTTCGGCTAAAAATAACCCCTTGTTTATGTTGTCGATTATCTTTTTGTTGTCCCGGGCTTTTTTCTCTAGGCTGTCAAATGCTTTTTTTGCTCCTTTAATGTCCTTAATTTCCGGCTCTACAATTACGTTTTGAGTAACAAATTTGCTCAACTCTACGTTTTGCAATTCGATAGCGTCAAGGTCCTTTTTAATCTTAATTTGATCCTCAAGTAGATCGTTTTCGGCCGCAATGGTTTTGACGTATGCATTTGCCGAAACATTGCCGCCTATACTTGCCGCCTCTTTTGTAGACTTGGCGAAAGCGTCCCGGGCCTTTGTCTTTTTTTCCTCGTTGGCCAAAATCCCGGCCTCGACTTCTGATAATTGTTGCTTTAATGCAATCTCTTTTTTTGCATTTTCAACCAAAAGATCCGTCGCCGCCGTGGCTTTGGCGCGCTTTAATATAGAGTTTGTTAATTTATCATAAGAGCTTGCCGCTTGGCCGTTTAATAGTTCCTCGCTCTTGACGTTTTCAAAGTAGCCGGGAAATTCTTTTTGAAGCTTTTTTATGGCGTCCAATCTTTCCTCTTGGGAAAGGTTTGTATTTTCGATTTGAGATCGCAAAAGGGTTAAGCTTACTAATTCCTCGGCCGCCGATTTATTCCCCTCTAGCCTTGCTTTGTCGACCCCGCCCAAACTGTCCTCGTATTTTTTAATTGCCTCGGCGGCGTCCTCGGTTTTTTTCGCCAGCTTTTCGGCCTCGGTCGAGCTTTTGAACATGGCCGACCCAAATACGGTGAATAGAGTGACGGCCGTTGAGACAGCAAATATAATTCCGGCGGGTCCGGCAAAGGAAGAGATCAAAACCTTAAAGGCAGCTTTAGCGCCCCCGGCCGATTTTGTCAAATACCCAAAGTTGGTCACCAATTGCGTAATGTTGTTCCCAACGCCTTGGATCCCGAACGGTGCATCTTGCATTACCCGGCTAAATTCCATCATAGTATTTTGGGCGCCGCTTGTGGCTTTGGCTTGGTTTCCCATAGACACGTTGAGCTTAGGGCTGACGGCGGCGAGATCTTTTTGAGCTTTTGAAACCTTTAAGAGCTCGGCCCTTAATCTTTTTGTCTCAATTTCGGTTTCCCTTTCGTCACGCTTAAGCCGCTCAAGTCCTTTCGAGTAATTTTTTTGATCTATCAACCCGGCTTTAAATTCCCGGTTTAGATTTTCCATGGCTTTTTCATAGCCGTTCGTTATAGTGGTGTTTTGGGCGAGGTCGTTTTGTAGTTCCTTTGCCTTATTGGATAAGCTGTCAAAAGTTCTTTGTGCCTCGGTCATGGATTTTTTTAGGTCGGCAACGTCGCCCGTAATTTTTACCCTTAATTCATCTTCCATGGTTTTTTAATTTTAGCGCCTCAAATACGGCTTTCATTTTTGATTGTTCGATATTGACGTTGTTTTGCTTATCGGTCGGCAATGGCATCCATCGAAAAATACTCGGTATAGATTTGCCTTTTTTTCGAGGGGTCATTGCAAATGTTGTATAGGCAATTAGGCGCGTTTGGCTCCATTTTTTCCAATTTAGATTGTTATACCCTCGTATCATCAAAGCAAATTCAGCCGGGGTCATACAATAGAATTCTTTTGGACTCAATCCAAGCTCACCAAAGGCGAGCGCCAAAGTCTCGTCCCATGTTAGGACGTCGCTTTTTTTTTATCGCCGATATTGCTTGCCTCGGTTTCGTCGTTTCCAACTTTGTCCAAGTTCATTCCTATCGACTCCAAAAAGGCCATCCAAACACTTATTAGGTCGTCATTGAGTGCCTCGGCGATCAATATCGAAATACCCTTGCGGCTAAATTCGTTTATTTCGTCGTTGCCGTTACAATGGCCAATGATACCCGCCCAAAGTATTTCGCGCATTAGTAATAAATGGCTTTCGTTGGACATTTTTTCAATTGCCAAAATCAACTCAATTTCTTGGGGTTTGGCTGGGAAATTCCCGTTTGATTTCAATAGGTTTTTTGCTATCTCAACTTTTGAAAAGTTATTAAACCAAACGGGTATCTCTTTGCCTCCAATGTTAATCCTTAGTCGTGTGCTCATAGTTGTTTTTTTTAGGTCCCTATCACATTGTTAACCTCACCGTTTCCTGTAACGGTAAGATTAAATTGTAAATAGTCGCCGCTGTCCGCTGTCTCGCCTAGGTCCGAAATATAACCGTCGCCGATACGCAAATACTCGTCGGCCGTGATACTTTCCAATTTCCATTGTCCAACGGTGGAATCTTTCCAAAGCTCAAAAACTTCCTCTTGACTCAATTGTCCGGCCGCTGGTGTTTTTTGCGCGTAACTTGTGTTATTAAAGGACCAAGATTTGTCCCCGGGTAGGTTTGACGTCCAACCCCCTTTACATTTGTTTGAGACGGTCACGTTGTCCGTGGATCCGCTG